CACATATGGTATACCAGAGTCAATGAACGCCGACGACATCTACCTTCAGCGGTGCCAAGAGGCCGCAGTTGCGACGCGCAAGCTTGCCGACCTTCGAGCATTCTTCTCGTGCGACATCTACGCGCCAGAGGCAACAAGCGCGCTCGACGGTCTCGAGCTCGACGCCTGCCGACTGATGACCGAATTCCTCGTCAACCCCTACACACCTATCAATTGGTCACCGCTCATCAACGCGCTTGAGCAATTGCGGATGGAGGCCATCGAGGTCTACAATGCCGACGTTCTCGACCTTCCATTCATCGACCTTTGTCGCCTAGATGAAAAGATGGAAATCATTGAAATCGAAGACGACGTCGACCCATCCATCGTTGACACTCGAGAGGTCCACGCCGAGCCGTATGGCAAGGTCCGCAACCATAGTCGACGACACGTCTCTGACCGGCTGAGCCAGCTTCTCGGAGAGCCGACATTCAACCGTCGCATCTGCCGCGGTGCTGAGGGAGCTGCGGTCGCAGCCATCGCTGGCTACGAGACTCTCAAGCAGTGTCGGGTTGCACTTGGGCACGCTGGTCTCCAGCGGCTCTACCCCAACCTGGCATACCTGCGCACGTTCGATGGTCATCCGACACCAACGATTACGACCGCTGAGTTCAAGGCCCTAGTCACGCGCACGCTCCAGCTCGTAACGGTCAGCGCTCAGTATCGACGCAGCAACGGCTGGACCAAGACAACTGACCGCAGCTTCTACGGCAGTTACGCGATACTGGCGCTACCAGAAATCGTCGACTCCGCAAGAGCTGCCGACATCGCCGAGTTCATAGCGCAGCACGAGCCCCGCCCGCCACCGGTGACCGTCGACGAGCTGCGAGCCGCAGTCGCCGCAGCCGAACGTTAAATTTGTAGCGCGGCCAAATCTTTTTGCGCCGGTTAAGAATACAAACGTGTCAATGACAGCACCTGCCTCAAGCCTCGATATCTACGAAAGCATATTCGCAACGCCGCAAACATTTGAGGATGAACCGTTCTCGGAGAAGTGGCCGTTCGCGTCCGAGGTCAAGAAGAATCTCGGCGCATGGGGCTACACTATCGAGACGGAGCCCTCTGGCCGTCGCTACAGTAGCGGACGTGCCGTGTTGACGTTCACATTCTACAAGGGCAACGGTGCCGCCCGCCAAGTGCTAGCCACCCACGATGGTATGTGTCTGACCAGTAAGGCTGGCAACCCCTACCACGTGGTGAGCAAGACATCGCGTCGTGTTGCTGGCACATCTACAGTGTAAACTACCAACTACTCAGAGCAAAAGAGGTAACGAAAAAACGCTTTTTTGCGCACTTTAAACATAGTGACGAGCGCCGACGCTTCAACCATGACTGCCGACGACCAGCGCCTTGCCGATATTCTGTCTCTCCTGAGCGCCATAGATGAGCGCCTCCCTAAGCGTCGTGTCAAGGCCGCCGCTGCTGTTCCTTCTATCGTTGAGTCTGAGGTCACGCCGGCTGAAAAGCCGAAGCGTGCTCGCAAACCGTCAGCTAAGGCTAACGCCGCCGCTGCCAAGGCCACCGAACCTCAGCTCGAGGAAGACGACGAGCCGACACCAGCGCCCGCCAAGCCTACCCGCAAGCCCCGCGTTAAGAAGGCGACCGCTCCTGCGGATTCTGAATAGGGTTCGACAGTAGCGCACAACGAGCTGACGAGCTAATTTTCTGTCTATTTTTGCCCCTATGATAGATACACAATGGGTGGAGCTCCTCCAGCGGTAGAGACCCACGGCATCCCCCGGGGGGTCATGATGGAGTATTACAGAAAGCAAGCGGCCGCTGAGGCTGGCGTCCCGTATGGCGGCAGTCTCGTCGGTGGCAGCCTCGTCGGGGGCGCCCGCGACAATGCGATGAAGAACGCGTTCTTCCGTGATCAAGTCGTGAACAAGGGCCGACATCCCAAGATGGCGCAGGCGCTATGGGACGAGATGGGCCAGCTGTCAACTAAGATCCCGATCCAAACTGTCGTCGCTGCACCGGGTCGCGGTATCGACTTCGGCAACATGCAGCCTATCGCGGACGAGCTGATGAATCAATCGTCGAATCGCAAGATTCTCGAGCTGGTCCGGCACGCACAGCGCGATCGGTTCCCAGACAACGCGGCGGCCAACGCTGCATACGGCGGCTCGCTTGTTGGCGGGGCGTATGATGCTCGGACCGGATTCGTGATGCCAGACCTCCGTGGAGGCGACATCTTCGGTGACATTCTCTCAGGGTTATCTTGGCTGTCTCCAATTGGAGCGGCTGCCAACGTGGCGAACATGATTGCTGGTGGCCAGGCGCCGAAGAAGAAGAAGAAGGCTGCGCCGAAGAAAGCCCCGAAGAAGGCTGCACCCAAGAAGAAGGGCAAGTCCAAGAAGGATCTGTCTGGCGAAGGGTTCCTGGACGACATAGGCCAGGCTTTCTCGTTCCTCACGCCGTGGGGTTTGGCTGGTCAGGCAGCTGGCGCACTCGTCGGCTCACAGTCGTAACTCTGTCAAATTAGAGAGCTAACGAGCTAACGCGCCATTTTTGTATAGTTGCCCAGAATATGGCCTTGTCCACAAAGAGCGGCAAGCCGATTGCTATCGTCGCAGGTGGCGACGACGATGGCCTCATCGTCTACACGACCTCGGCACCCAAAACATCGAAGACCGCGCTGACTGCAGCACAAAAGGCGCTAGTCGCAGCGTCGCTCAAGAAGGACGGATACAGCGCCGAGGACTCGGAGCCTGCGCGCCTGATTGAGCGGGCGCTTGCCGGCGAGCACTGCAACAGTATTCGCGCGCCAGCTGGCGGCAGCTTCATCTTACACCCGTCCGAGACCCCTGAACGCGTCTACATTGCTGGCCCATCGGGCGCCGGCAAGTCAACAATCACGGCTCAGTATATCCGCGAGTGGTGCGAGATGTATCCTAAACGGTCGGTATTCCTGTTCAGCACGCACGACGGCGAGCGCGCCTATGAAGAGCTGCCAGTCACACAGATTGACCTCGACCAAGATTTCTTAGACGACCCTCCCGGCCTCGCCGAATTGAAGGAGTCGCTCGTCATCTTCGACGACTGCGACAATCTTCAAGACAAGGGTTTGCAGAAAGCGGTCGCTGCTGTGAACAACGACCTGCTAGCCAATGGTCGCAAGCACAACATTTACGTTATTACACTGTCGCACCAGATTTCAGATTACAGCCGGACGCGGACCCAATTGAACGAGGCGAATCGTGTTGTCGTCTTCCCGAATGCTGGCGGGACCTATCACATTAATCGGTTCCTTAAGGTATACGGAGGATTCGATAAATCTCAGATCAGACGGTTCCTAGACACGAGCAGCCGCTGGGCATGCTTGGGGACGACGCTGCCCGGATACGTTGTCACGGAGCATGAAGTGTATCTTGTCCGTCAGTGATATTGCGCCAGTCTTCAATAGCAATGTTTCCTTGGATGGCTGTCGAAGAAGTCGAGGCTATGCTTCCAACAATCGAAGCTGCCGGCGTTAGCAAGGTTGCGCGCGGACGCGGCGGGTTCTTGACAGCATACCGTCGCATACGATCGCCGCTGCAGATGATGATCGCAGAGGTGCCAGATCTTGTGACACAGACGTGGGCGCAGCGCCGTGACGCGTTCATTGCGCGCGCGCTACCAGTATACAACGCCGACCCAACACATCGTCGTGCCTTGGCACTTATGACATGGGCCTACGCGCCACCACTCAAAATGGTAAAAAAAGAGTAAAAAAGTTGACACATGTCAACGAGCAAACGAATCTTTTGTCTCACATCTCAATACCGAGCGCTGCCATTAGGTCATCGAACTCGTCGTCAGTCAACTGTGGAACCGGTGGTGGTGCTGGTGGCGGCATGAATCGAGCGATTGTCTCGGCAATGGTCTTGACGCGGTGCTCCTCAATGAGCACGGGTTGAACATTGAGGTAGTGAAACCTCGAAATTATGGTCTGCTGGTCCGGCCGTGTGCCGTCGGCGTTGCGCTGCCCAATTGGCACGATGTGGTCAAGCTGCCAGACTGCGCCGTGGTTGGCGAGGGTCATCCCGTCGCGCATCTTGCCGATGATGTAGCCGGCATAGTGCTGAACCGAGCAGCCGAGGAGCTCACGACGCGACACCGGCAGCTTAGTGCCGAGCGCACGTTGAGCGCGGTTGGACGTGGCATATCCGAATGCTGTCGCGGGGCAACATACCATGCAGTTTTCCTTCCGCTTTCCGTGCTCGCAATGGGGGTGGCCGACTCGAGCATTGCGCACGCGCTGTGCGGCACGGCAGACGTCGCAACACTTGAACGGAACACCGCGGTCGCTCATCGAGAAGTTCTCAGCGGGTGCCATGTGGGAGCCAAATGCGCATCGCATCATCGTCGTTGATATTCTAGTAGCGGGCTCTCCTCTAATTGGGCGTTCGGCCCGCCCGAAAAAGTGTCGTTTGCTCTCGTGTCTCGATGTCTCAAAGAACGTGGTTGTCAGCTTCTGGCGGGATTGGCACGAGTCGGCACACCAGCCTGTCGAGCGTCGTCCTGTTGCTCTTTGCTGTCCGTTTCATGACGTCCGCGAACTCTTCGGCAGATTGGTATGAGCAGGCGGCTCTGGCGACGACCCAACGCCCACACGTTGAGATGCCAGGTCGCAGATGCTGAAGCCTTTGAGAAGAATACGCAACATTATCGAACGGTAGGAGCAAGCGGGCGAGGTAGGGTCGTCCCTGACCGCTAGCTTCAAGATACTCTTTTGAAATAAACTCACGTTGTCGGTCAGTCGCCATACCGTAAGAATCGAACGTTTCCACGCACGGTCGGCCAGCAGCGTCGCGTGTATCGATGACACAGCAGTAATGTCCGCTGCGCTCGGCATCTTCGTAGAGCACAGCGAATGGTCGCGGGGGCAGCTCCGACATTGCGCCAAGCTGCTTGTAGCGGTAGACAGGCCCGCCAAGTCTCTCGGCCACTTCGGTGCCAGACAGTGGTCGGGCGAGAGCTGCATCGATGGGAGACCTCGCTGGCATCCGACAATCTTTTGCGCCAGCTATCTTATACAGCGCGCAAGAATGTCGGCCGACAGCGACCACCTCACATACTATAACGGCATTGTGATATCGCGCGAGGGTCGTCCTACTGCTGCCATCATTGACGATGTCCGAGGTCAGCCTTTCCTTGAGTCTGCCGACGCGTGGGAGATGTCGGTCATCCGCTTCGACGTCGATACGTTACTGCTACCATTCGCAAAATTCCCGATGGGCGAGCGGGACCCAGCATTTCCTAACATTTATTATACGGCGCTGCAGGTTAACATGGACGGCAGCATCGGCCGCGTCATCGCAGAAAATACTCTCGGGGAATACAATGACCTAAGTCTAGTCATCCGATACTTCAACTTCGCGCTCCAGAAGGCCTTCATTGGTCTCGACCCCGCCGTTCAAGCGCAGCTGCTCAATGCGCCACAGTTCTATGTAGCGCCGAGCGGAAAGCTGCGCCTGATCTTTCCCGCGATCTGGGCCGACACCTCGGTGCCATCGCCGAACATATTCTTCAACGCGCTATGGGCCAAGTATCTAATTGGATTCCCGCTCTGGAAGAGTGACAAGTTTGGGTTTACGCCGGGCGGTCAGGACGCCCGTATCCGGATCGAAGACGAGGCCTTCACCATCAAGCTGCCAGATCGCACGGGTCTACCAATCGCGTTCGGCTCGACCGTATATGGTATCGGCGGCGATCTTGCCTACATTGAGGAGATGTTCCCCAAGCCTGGCGCACTCGCAGCGGTCCGGGGCATCACGCTGACAACGACGAGCATCCCCGTAAACTCGGAGATCCTGCCCAATGCTGTCAGCATCGGCTCACAGGGCGTCTCAAACGCGAGCTCGAGCATTATCAGTGACTACTTGATGGACACCGACTCGTATACTGAGCAGCACAAGATCGTCTACCTCCCGCAGGCGGAATACCGAATCAGCCAGCTCAACGGGCACGATGCTCTCCGTAGGATCACGATACAGGCGTGGTGGTCAGACCAATTTGGCGTCCGCTACCCGCTGATGCTGCCAATTAACGGCACCTTCGCGGTCAAGTTGATGTTTAAACGTCGCACTGAGTAAACCGCTTGAAAAGCAAGAAAAAGAGAGAGCTAACGGGCCATCGCGTTTTTGCGCATCTAGATAGATACTCCATACGCTCGGCAACGATGAGCCTTAGTATTGCCTCGCTCGACACGGTCCGGGTGCTCGACCCTCGGACGGATGTCAACAGCCTCTCACGCAGGACCTACCGCATTCTTGACGGTCCTCAGGACTCTGGATACCAGCGTATCTTGCCCGACGGCAATGCGTCGACGAACGCGGTGTTCAACATCAACCCGCCGAGCTCTCGCGTGTTCGTAAACCGACATATCCTTGTTGAGTATACTGTCGACCTGACATTTAGAGGAACAGCGACGGGCGCTGGCCAGATGCTTCTCCAAGCTACAGGCCTTCCGAAGGCGGTTGGTGTCAACGCCACCGTGGGTGGGGTCAACTATGGCGGCGCTATGACACTGAAGGGGGATGCTCCGCGTGCGTATCCTCTCGCCAACGCGATGCAGAGCGTTCAAGTTTCCATCAACCAGGACCGCATCAGCGTGCCAGTGGGGTCTTTCTGGAGGGCTATGACGCGCTACAGCAATGACTTCGACCAGCAGCGTCTCGATCAGAGCTTGACGCCCACGTTCCTTGACCAAGAGCAAGATTACAATCCACAGGGTGCAGCAACGGGAGCACGATCGCCGTTCGGTGACTACAACGACTCGCCTGATGTGATCCCACGCGGCGGCTGGCAAAATTGTGTCATCCTCCGCAACGACGTGTCCGGAGCGGCCCGCATCACAGACGGTGGGGCCATCGCCGCCACCGGCGCCCTCGTTAGCGTCGTCCGCTTGACCGTGTGCGAGCCTCTCTTCATCTCGCCGTTCCTCTATCAGCGACACTCCCAGCATACCGGCTTGATCGGCGTGCAAACGATGCAGCTGCAGATTGGGCTCGCCGGGCGTTCTTCGCAGCCCGATGGAGGCCTCGCGGCCATGTTCTGGTCGCATACCCTAGGAATGGCCAACACGACCCCTATCGCGTCCGCCGACTGCACCGTCGTGAACGGCGGCTGCGCGGTCTACGTCAACTTTCTCACGCCGGACATGACTCAGGAGATCCCGCTCACAAACCACTGGGCCTATGCCGAACCTCAGCTGTTCCCTGGCAATGCTATTACGCTCGCGGCAAAGTTGCCCGGTGCTGTAGGCGATGTCCCACCGCCCGCTCCGGTCGTGCAGATGACCTTCAACAATATTCAATTGAACAGCATTCCGAGCCGAGTCTACATCTTCGCAAGCAAGGCCGATACGGCTCACACAGTCTCCACTCCCGACACATTCGGCTGGATCCAGAATCTGAACATCAGCTTCGATAACCGCGATGCTCTGTTGTCGAACGCGTCGCCTCGGGACCTCTATAATATTGCCGTAAAGAATGGCGTCAATCTCTCATGGAACCAGTGGTCCAGCAAAGTCGGATCGGTGGTCGCGCTTGATTTCGGCGAGGATATCCCGCTTCGCCCTACGCAAGCGCCGGGTCTTCGTGGCAGCTTCAACTTCCGAGTCACGGCCAATGTTTCCAACGAGTCGGCAGCCGATGCAGATTTCCAGCTCTTCCTCGTCATCATGGGCGTCGGCGTCTTCACAATCTCCAACGGGTCAGCCGTGCGCACAGTCGGCGTGCTCGATGTTCAGAACATCCTGGCGAGCAAGGACCAGGATGCGCTCCCGTGGACGCCGTCAGGCGACATCTACGGCGGTGGCATCCTGGATACCATCAAGGGCCTCTTCGGCAAGTTCATGAAGTTCGCCAAGCCAGCAGCCGGTATGGCAGCGAAGGTGCTGCCGATGGTAGCACCCGAGTTCGCGCCCTATGCTACCGGCGCTCAGAGTATCCTCAACACGATTGGCGACATGACGGGCACCGGTCTTGTGGGCGGCAAGAAGGTCTCCCGCGCCTACCTCCGCAAGATGCTGAAGAACTAAACACGAGCATCAAGAGCTAACGAGCAGACGATTTTTTTCGCCCCTCTCTCTAATAGCGCGCGATGGACATCGATAGCATCAATGCAGGCACCGTCGATAGCAAGAGCTGGCTCAATCCGACAGTCGGCACCTTGCGGGCAAAGAAAATCATCTGCGACGATATAGAAGGTGGTGGCGGCGGGGGCGGCGGCTCGTCGGCGCTCAACTCGGCGGTCAACCCCGGCGTATTCGTTGACGCCCTCACTCAGGGAGGATTTGTTGGTGGCGCTGCGGGGTATGGCCCCGTCACTCGTCTGATTCCGACGTCGGACCTCTATGCTGCCAACAGCAGCTTCGAGTTCGAATGCTCAGGCACGCTCGAATCAGAGGTTGGGGGCACAGACAATATTAGCCGTCCAACCTTTAGCATTATGGTTGGCGACAACTTTGACGAATACACATCCCCCGGTCAGCTAGGCTACATTGGCTGTGGAATCGACGGTCTCCTGTTCAACCAGCCGCTCGTCTGGACCTACAAGCTCGTCGCTACCCACGTGGCTAGTGCCACCCAAGGCGGTCTCGCTTTCACCTGGACCGCAGAGCTGACACTTAGCAAGAACAATGCTACCATCGGCAACACCGCTGGCATCCTATCGCGCATCGCTATGGGCAAGAAGGACCTCGGCGTGGTGACACCGGTGGGTGACGGCGTCAGGTTCTCCATGTATATCAGCAACATGGATTTCAACGGTGACTTGATGACCGTCGTCAAGTATAATCACACGTTCCGGCGAGTTGCGTAAGTTGGCGACGCCAGGGTTAACGTGCAGACGAAATTCTTTTTTGCCCTCTTCTTTAATAACTCGCGATGGATATCGATAGCTTGAACGGCGGATCCGTCGAAAGCAAGGGGTGGCTCAACCCGACAGTCGGGACCTTGCGCGCCAAGAAAATTATCTGCGATGACATCGGGGGCAGCAGCGGAATCCCGACGATTGCCAACCTTGGATGGAGCAGCACGACGCCACCATCCTTCCTCACTACGATTCCGCAGGACGAAGCACGCATCTTTCCGGACGCCTCGCCATCACCTAGAATTCCCGTATTGGAGCTCACGACCGGTAGTGTCTGGGAGTTGTATTCCGCCGGCGTCATCTCTCCGCTCGCGACGAATGTGGGGGTCCTCACGATGGGCGTTAGCCTTCACGGCATCCTCGGTTCGACCATCGATGATAAAGTCTGCGTGGTAAACTATTCAAACAGCGCCAACTCGCCGGCCCAATTTGAATTTCACGGAACGTTCCGTGTGCTCAACGACCTAACACCTGGAAACCTGCTGGACGTCACACACGTCGGCAAGTTGGTGACCAAGCGAAACAACGACGGTGCGGTTCAGACCGACATAGTGACAACATACAATACCCTCGCATTTGCTCCTGATACTGCGGGCGAGATTGGCGTCTACTTCTGCGCGGCCTCCGCTGGAGCCACCTTCCTAGTGTCACGAACCGTAACATACCTACGCCGCATCGCATAAATTGCGGCAAGCGCCAAGAGCGAACGAAAAAACGTTTTTCCGTTATCCCTGTGTGGCTGCGGTAGCGAGGCCCGAGCGACCCGAGCGTAGCGAGGCCGGAGCGAGCCGAGCAAGCCGAGCGTAGCGAGGCCTGTAAGAATCCCTGTGTGGCTGCGGTAGCGAGGCCCGAGCGATCCGAGCGTAGCGAGGCCTGAGCGAGCCGAGCGAGCCGAGCGTAGCGAGGCCTGTAAGAAGCCAACGCAGCCCCAGGCACGAAGATGCCAACGCAGCCCCAGGCACGAAGATGTTGCCCTGAGCTCTAGACGGCCGACGAGGCCAAATCCATCTCGCTACTTGATGCGCGGAGTGTTGTCGGCGTCGGTGGCGTGTCACCTTTTGGTGTCGGCTTGTCAACCGCGGCTATCGGCTTGTTGACGAGGTCGATACAGCCCCAGCAACATTTGACTGTTTGACATCTACTAAGCCGTATGGCGCCGAAGAGGCCTAACACGAGCGTTGTGACGCCTCCTAAGATGGCGAGGATATCTGCGGTGCTACTAACAACGTTACCCATCGGTGCTTGTCACGTCCTATTAGAGAAGGGGCAAACATCTTGCTCCTATAAGATATAGCCGCAACAAGCGCATGGACATCGATAGCATCAACGGTGGCACGCCCGCGACGAAGGGCTGGTTACATCCGGTCTGCGGCGTGCTCCATGCGACGGACCTCTATGCTGACAATCTCTATTTGACAAGCGGCGGCAGCGGCATTCCCGGACCGCCCGGGCCTCCAGGTGAACAAGGACCACAAGGCCCTCCTGGCACGAGCGCTAGCATCTCGGTAGAAAGCGTGACGACCGGTGCGCCAGGGTCGGCTGTCATCTTCCAGAATGTTGGCGCTGGTCCCTCAGCCGCATTCGTCGTCAGCATCCCTCGTGGCGACCCTGGTGTTGGCGAGCAAGGACCGCCTGGCAATCCTGGCGCGCAAGGGCCAGCTGGCATCATGACCGTTGGCACAGTGACGACCGGTGCGCCAGGATCGGCGGTGTCATTCGTCAACGTTGGCTCACCAGAAAATGCGACCTTCGACATCAGCATCCCGCGTGGCGATGTTGGCTCGCAGGGTCCACAAGGCGACCCTGGCCCAGCCGGTGCGCCCGGTGGGTCGGCGTCCATCCTGACGTATCACGCGAAGATTAACGGCTCGAACGTGCCATCGTCGACCATCGGCGACCTTGTCTGGAATACGACGGGCCAGACTGACGCGACGCTAATCTACTTGTCGCATCGTCAAGTCGGCGGGCAAGACGTCGAGCGTATCCTCGAGATTGCGACGACAGGATCAACGCTGTTAATCCAGGCAGACGACAATAGCGGCCAGTATCAGACGTTCACGATGACCGAGCCGCCTGTGGCAACGCCCGGCGAGTATGTTACCTTCTTCGTGACGCTCGATGATACCGGCGGCGCCCTGTTTGTTAACAATGACGACCTGCTCGTCTCTATCATCGTCAAGGGCACGCCCGGACCGGAGGGACCACCTGGCGAGGCTGGCCCACCAGGTGCGACCGGTGCTCAAGGCGATCCGGGCCCGGCGGGCGATGCTGCGACCATCACCGTCGGCACGACGACGACTGGTGCGCCGGGCACGAGTGCGAGCGTCGTGGCGGTTGGCACGAGCGCCGCCCAAATATTCGACTTTGTCATACCGGCGGGCGCCGCTGGTCCACCCGGTGCGACTGGCGCCCAAGGCGACCCAGGTCCGGCAGGCACGGCGGCCACGCTCACGGTCGGCTCGACGACGACAGGTGCGGCTGGCTCGGCAGCGTTGGTCACGCAGAGTGGCACATCGGCGGCACGTGTCTTCGACTTCACGATTCCGACGGGCACTCAAGGACCGCAAGGACCGCAGGGTATTCAAGGCAACGCTGGTCCGGCGGGCACGACGCCAGTCTTCTCAATT